AACATCTGCAGAGTTATCTAAATGGTCAGCTAAAATCTGAACCGTATTAGGAAAACGATCGAAAGCAATATCACCTGTGACCTGTTCAAAGTCTTGATACTTATCTTTACCTGTAGATGTTTTAGAAGTGAAATTATTAACAATCCGTTGTGCCTGATCTACTTCCTGCTTTTGTCTAGCTTCTTGTAGCCATACATCCCTGGATCTTTGTAATTCCTCTGATGCAATCTTTCGTAAATGATCTTCTGTGGGAGATTGGTATTGCACACTCTGCGTATCTTGTGGATAAGCATTGTTGCTATATGTCTTCTGTACAGGTTCTTGTTGTGCTTCGCGTTGTCTGCGATCTCTTTCCACAGCCTCACGCTTTGCACGACCGATCATCTCATTTACTTCAGATTGTCTAAAACTTCTTTCATTAGCTGTTGAATTATCAGAAGTACTAGGTACCGCTGACGGGGCTAATTCAGGTGAAGACGTCATGTCTTGACCCATGCTCATTCCAGTTGAACTTTCCATCTTTTGCTTCCTTGCTATTAACCCCGCAACGGTATCGCCAACATCATGTCAGCCCCCATTTAACGCATAGGTCTCGTGTTATTACCCCACAACGGTTGTGCCTCTATTAACGCAAGAGTCTCGATCATTTTTATGCTTTCTTTACAGCGCAAAAATAATATTACTATCTTATTTTTTATAGTTAACTAATACAAAATGTATTAACATGAAATGTTACAAAATACTGTGAAATACTTACATTAATAGAAAATATGGAGATTTTAATGATGTTAACTTTTTTAGGTAAAAAATACATAACAGACAAGGAAGCAGCCGCTATGTTTTGTTATTCACTTTCTTGGTTTCAAGCGAAAAGACACAAAAAAGAAGGACCCCCCTATATACGCGTTGGTAAAGCAAAAATATATTATGAATTAGAAAAGCTAGAAAATTGGTTTAGAGAAAACACACGGGAAATGTAGAAGAATCTCTAGCTGAGTAAAGTAAGGGTTTTACCCAGCTAAAGATGGCCAGCAAAAACAGTAATAGAATTACACGTTATTATCTTGACCCTTTTCCATATCGCTTTGCAGTGTCTTAATTAAAGCATCTAACTCACATTTAGAACCCATCAAGAAATTAATATCTGCATTTTTTTGCATAATATCTTTACTTAAAATCTCAACGCGATCTTTCAAAGTTTGAATATCCATTTAATCCTCATTTATAGCAATGTTATCTAGGTTTATACATTTTATATAAACCTAGAAATACTGCAATAAATCAATTAAATCTTTCAAGAAGCATGGTTATTACCAGAGAACCTGCGCTGTAATCTGTAGTTCCGCCAGAATATTTAAAAACGATTGCAGCACCAGGATCAGTTTGAGAATTAATAGCTATAGAAGCAGGGAAAGGCAACGCTGTTGAACCCCATGCAGCATTAGTTAATGCTTGCATATTAGCAGCAGGAATTACAGACCATATTTTTATACCATCTGTAATTTGCCCAAGCCTATCTCCACCACCACCTGAAAAGTTTGTTCCATTGCTGTTTAAGAATATATTTCTTATGTAATACTCTTTAAGGCCAGATGAGGGATAAATAGTTACTGAACCCCCAGATGCTAATGCAGTATGTCCCACTACCACATCCACACTTATCAAATTTGCGCCTGGATCTGTAACAGGATTTTGGCAAACCAAGAAACTACCGCTAGAAGATAGAGGGTCAGTAATAAATAATGTAGTTGCTTGTCCCATAGCTACATTTGTAATATTTGTAGCAGTGTTTCCAGCATTTGCTGTAGCTGATAAGAACAAATATCCAGTGTTAGCGGCAGAAGAGTAGGATGTAAAACCACCTGCATGACCTGAAGCACCAGCTTGTATATTTCCGAAATTAATAGCTGCTGCTGGGTCTTCAGTGATCTGACCATTAGTTCCGACATAAGTAGCAATGTGATTTGCTGTTGTCGGGAGAACAACGTTTCCTTCAGCGACATCTTCAACCAGTGTAATAACACCATTTGAAATGCTCACAGTGAATACGCTAAATGTTCCAACGTTAGTAACTGGATTAAAGCTATAAAATGCTTCAATGACATCAGTTGTTGAAACTGGATTGCCTTGTAGATTAAATTGATTCAAATAACCCGCTGTAGTCACAGTAGCTAGATTATCAGTTGTAACCATTGATTTTCTTTGAGGCAAGATACCAACTTGTCCTGGTAACACTGTAGGTATTTGTAAAATTCCCATGATATTCATCCTTGAATGTGGGTATTGTAGAAATTTATATTTTAAGCTTTACGCGGTGTTAAACTATCCCCAGAGCGCACCCATGTTCCGCCATCTTTGGCGTTCATGTGCATTTCACCCTTTTGGGTTTTGCTTACATCATGTTCACGTTGAATTTTAGCTTTGATGCCACCTTTGCGGTCGCCTACCTTACGATTATCGATCATACCTTTCATGAGATTGCCCTCCATGGCATCGGAATTGTTAAGCTATAGTATTGCGCATTGCTTGATAAAAAGAAATGCTATTTTATTTCTTGTGTAGTTTTTTTAAAGTTTTAGCCAAAGCTACTTCTTTCCTAATTTTAGGAGATTTACTCTTAGCTCCTTTAGCTAGCTTTTTAGCAGGAATTTTTTCTCCTGGCTTTACTCCGAGAGCTTTATGTAATTTACCTTTAGAAGATTTTGGTAGTGCTTTTTGAATCCATTTTTCCGCCATCACTTTCTCCAATATTTTCCATTATAATTTTTTGCTGAGCATCTGCGCATTCTTTTGAACACGTCCAAAATTCATAACTTTTTATTTCATTTCTTTTTTCAAAAGTGTAACACCAGTGTTGGGAAACATTAATAGGTTCTTCACAGGTTAAACATGCAACACCAGAAATATAATCTTCCATTGTTATCCCTTATTCGCCTTTCCTTCAAAAAAGTTTTGCATGCTTTCTAAGCATTTTTTCATTACGACCAGTTCTACAAAAATAAAGTATAGAACACCTAAAAAACATAGATCAGCGATAATGTCACAGATAATTGCAAAGTTAATCATATTAGTCCTTCTTACCGTAAATAGTTTTATATGCAGCAGTTTGCTCTTTTTGGCCACCCATGTCATTAGTATGAGCGCGAACATTTGCTTCCAGTTGACGCTCAGTCCATCCATAGAACTTTTTAACATCACCAAGCTTATCACTAGTGAGGTTTATATTTGTTAACTTTGACTTACTTCGCATTACATTAGGAACTTTTCTTCTCATTCTTTATTTCCTTCGGTTTTGCTGTAACCATATGAACAGTTTCTATTGTTTCTTTTGCATGTTTATGATTCATATCGTGAGCCTTTAGAGCATGATCAGCTAATTTAGTGCCATGGTCTAATGCTGCTTTATGCATTTCCATCTTATCTTTTTGAGCTGACATATGTAAATCAGCATCAATTTTATTATGTTCAACTTCAAGTTTTAACATATCAATTTTATGTTCCATTTGCATTTTTTGTGAGTCTAGTTGTAACTTTTGCTGATCAACTTGCGCACGTAAAATAGCAGGATTTTGTGCTTGCTGTTGCATTTGCTGTTGCTGCATCTGGATTACTTGCTGCTTTTGTTGTTGCATTTCTTGTTCGAACTGAGCTACCTCTTTTTTCAGTTCTTCAATACCACGACCGTCCATATTATCTAGAATGAAATTAATACCTTTTTCACCAATAAATTGCTGCATTAAAGGGGACATACTCATGACTTCTTTAACCATCATGATCGTTCTGGATTTCTGAACTTGGAAACTAGCACCAGCTTTTAGGCAAACATTAAGAGCATTTTCACTGTATTTAATTGATTGCTGATTATTTTGGTTAATGGGCACTGAATATCTTTCACCATCTTTATTTAGCATAGGAATGGTTCTAGGTGTTACCCAATACTTTGGAATCATCTCAACGTAGATTTGAGCAGCTCTTTGCAAACCTTGCATAAAGCCAACAATATATGGCATAGCCGCTGCGTTACTTTGGGATGCTGACTCAACCACTGCAATACCAGATAACTGATTATTATTAATACCAAGTTGTGAGTCATAAGATCCCAGTGTCATTTGTATCATCTGATCTGTACCTTGAAATGCCTGCATAATCTCTGGTGGCGCAGGAACTTTGGGCACAGGACTTATAGGATTCAAAATAGGCATTGCAGGATTGTTCTCATGTACTGAGTTATAAACCAGTGTAGAAGCCTTCTGGATGTCTTTAAATGCCATTAAGAACTCTTCTTCCTTAGGGAGAGCTTCCTTGGCAACCATGAATTTATGCTGTACTTCATTTTCAATAGCATTTGCTAGAGATATACCCGCATAATTCTTTAATCGTTGAGCGCCTTTAGCTTGATAAACATATGGTCTAGTCATCTGTCTAACATTTCCATTCTTGGGGGTGCGAATCATGAGTGAATTGCCATCAACAAAGACTAGCGGCAGCATTGTGAAGTCTGTTTCTTCTGATTCAATTACTACGTTTTCAATACAACGGTAACGATATATTTTATCAATCGTCGTCTTTCTAGGCTTCCCGACTATTGTTGGGGGCGCAGTTATATCACTCCACGTACGTAACATTTCTTCGTACTTATCCAATGGCATTACTTGTCCATCTCGTACTTGTACTATTTTTATTTCTTTAGACTTCTTCTCGTAGTAATCAGCAATCACCAATATCTCACTATTGTCGTTGAGATATGACCAGTTAAAGCCTGAAAAGTTACGTCTAAAGGAAACACCTTTTAGGTCAATATGTGGATATTCTTCTTGAAACTCATCTTTTTCTCTAGGATATAACTCAAAACAAAACCGACCATCACCTTTGTGAGAAAACCTTGCAAGGTTGTCAAAGCCACACATCGTTGGGTCAAATGCACGCTCAATCATTATGTTTTGTCGCATAGACATAGGCGATTCATAATCCGTGAAAACCTTTAGAACCGAAAATCCACCAGATAGTAAATCTTTATAGACTTCATACTTTGTATGTTCATTATTGGCATCACTTAGCGCATAGCGTAAATGATCTTCAACAAGACGAATCATATTAGGATCAGCATTATCAACATCCGCTGCCGATACTTCGACATCTGGCTCTTGCTTGGAGAACTCACCCAGAAGGCGTGATATGTATGCTTCAAGCACATTGAATTCTAACTGGGGGCGTTGCAAAGAGGTAAGCAATGCAATGTCGTCATTGCTAAGAGATGTATCGAAAACAAACTTACGAAAGTCATTAAACCTATCGTAATTAGGCTTAAAATATTCATAAGAACGTTTGACGTTTTTCTTTATGCTTTCAAGTTTGTCTTGAACTCTTTTGCCTGGTAATTCCATGAATCACATCCTTGTGATTTGGTAATGGCATTAATGTTTATAAGCATTTTGCCTTAATCTTTCTAAACTTGTCTGTGCTTTATTGAAACTATTCCCTATTGCTCTGTAGTCTGCTTTTGCAGTTACTGCATTAATAACAACCTTGTCAATCAATGCAATCTTAACAGCATCACATAAAGTATCTGCTATATCGTCAAACCTATGGACGTTATTAGCTGTAATCTTTTTCATATGGTCAATGCACATTCTCGTATGTTTTCCCTCAGCAGGCAAGCTGATACGCCGTTGAGATACGAATGGCTGAGTCTCCAAGAATCTATTAGTTTTGCTATTAGTTTTACCTGAGCGCTCTACTTCTAATAGACGTAATCCTGGGATGTCTTTAAGGGTAGAACAAAGCGTAACACCTGTTGATTTACGTTCAATCGCCGCAAGATTAACACCTACTGGATGACGACGACATTCAGCCCAAAACTGTAGAAATGCTGAATGCAAATCCTTTGGCTCTATACGCATTTCACGGCAATCTATCCAATGTAATCCATACATGTCTTCAATCTTTGCGCCTCTTATCCATATTTCAGATACACCAAAGAATGAAAAAACTGTTGCATCATTGTAGTTTTCTGTTGTTTCTGCCGTATCACAAACTATTAGCCCAGCGATTAGTTTTGGCTCTTCTTCATGCAGAACAAACCAATCTTCTTGGAATACAGCCCCACCAGGAGCGGTGGGATTTTGCATGTACTGGCTATTAAAAATATAAGGACTTTCTAGCTGCATTTTCTTTAATTGTTGGAGTGAATGCATATCCGGATCAAGTGGATTTCCAGCCTCATCTATTACGGGAATGCTTAGTACTTCCCATTCACCTGTTGCAATTAAATGTGCAGCAAGATCACCCTCGTGAACTCTTTGACCAATAAAAACGATGGGGGTTTCAGGAGAGTTTGTACGAGACTGCAACGTATTATAGAACCAATCAATAATACCTTCACGAATAACATCTGAGGTTGCTTCATCTGGTTTGTGAATATCATCAATCACAATTGCGCCTGCGCATCTACCTATTACGCCTTTAACCCCGGCGCCTATTCCAACTATCGTACCGCCTGATCCCAAACCTCGTACCCCCCCTCCTCCAATCATCCCCGCCTTTTTTTTAGTCTCAAAGTTATCTTTTGCGCTTGTATCATCACTGATTTCAATATTAAAAAGCTCACGATACTGCATCATTTGCATGATTTCTCTAATCGTTTGCGTTTGTTTTTTTGCAAGTGAATGTGAATATGAAACATAAATAAAATTACTATCTGCATAGTGTGCCATAACCCAACAACACCAATGAATAAGTAATTCTGTCTTACCATACCTCGGAGGTACTGCGATTATTAATCTTTTACATTCACCTTTAAACACGCGCATTAAAGCTCGACAAATTTGATCAACATGATTTTCTCTGCCTGGCGCAGTTGGAATAATATATTTTCTTCCGGTGCGTAATTCGAAAAAAACTCTCACGAATCTTTGAAATGAATTTAATAATAATTGTTTTTCATATTCAATATTATTTTGATTTGCTGCTTGCATAATGCAGCCTTTTTATTTTTCTTCAAGAGAATTTAAAACAGAATTTACAGTTTCTTTTGTTTGCGTAGATACTGCAATTGTAGTGTTATTTGCAATTTCTTTTTTATCTGACCAACCAAATCTATTAGCAAAATATAATTTAGCAAGGGGTGCATTTACTTTATTATTATCTAAATTATTTCTTAACCATTTTGTCCAAAATGCTTCACCTTTTGCTTTAGCACGTATAAATACTTCGGAAAACTCTGGGTGAACTTTTTTCCATTCATGAATAGTATCAACACAAACATCATGATCTGCAGCGAATTCAACAATTGAATCACCATTATTCATTGCCTCAAGAAATAATCTTGGAATGTCATCATGATATTTTGTAGGTCTTCCACCAGCCATTATTCTTCACCTTTTATTTTTTCAGAATTTTCTTTTTTTCGATTAGCAATATTTCCATTATTCCATTTTACTGAATTTGCGTTCTTTTCTTTTTTATCAAAATCTTCAATGAAACCTTTACCATTACAAATCTTACAAGG